TTACCTAGTTTAAGTGTGCCTGTATATGATGTGCTCATTATGTAATCCTTATTAACGCTGTAGACGCTGTACTAGCGGGCATAGCCACCGTAAACGTGCTGTTGTTACTTGTTTTATTAGCCCCAAAGTCTAAGACCATTACAGCCTTATCACCTTGCGTATCGTTATAAATCAATGCCCCACGAGCAGTGAAACTACTACTTTCCCACGTAGCATTAGAAAAAGTTACAAACCCTACACCATCCCCACTAGACGGGGTTACGGTTGTTAAAAGTACCCCGGGAGCTGTATAACCATTGCCATCAGCAACTTGATTATCTGTAGTATATACCGTAGTGTCTGCGTCCAAATTAGCTGTATCAGTATACAAAGCTATCCTAAACTCATGCGTACCAAAGATATGTACGCCCTCTAGTAGCTCTTTCTTAAACGATGTACATACTGTTTGTGTTATAGCCATTGGTTACTCCTGTCTTTGTGGCGGTTGTGCTGGAGCAGGGACAGTCAAAGGCCGTGCTGGGGCAGATGTTGGCCTAAACGAATCTGACTTTAACTTAGTAGTTACAGTATCCACTAGTGGTTGTAGACTCATAATAAACTGTTGGTCGTACCCTTGTATAATGTCTGGTTCTGCTTTCATAAATCTTGCCGCTTCTACTAGGGTAGCGTTTAACAACGCAGAATCGTAGTTTGTACCTAGCCAAGGTTGTTCTTCGTCTCCATCAGTATCTACTATAGAACGTGGGTGATATTGGTACTCCACACTTAAAGTAACACTTGCGTCCCACTTGGGGGCAAGTAGGAGAGTCATACGGCTAGCTTCTTGGTTTGCTGTAGCATCAGAGTCTAACGCGTAATATTTTATTTCTACGTTGCCATCAACCACCGCTTCAGAAGTAAGTGGGTATGCTTCAAACAAAAAATCACGGGCTTTCTGCATTATGGCTTTGCGGTTAGTGTTGGTGTGTTGCACTACACTATGTACATATAAACAGTCTGCAGGTAAAACGTATTCTGCAGTGGCGGCAAAAGATTGACCTGCCAGAGTCTTCCTTAGTATGGGTAGGTCTTTAATAAACCCATAGATCTTCTGTTCAGCTTGTTTCGTAAACATAGATAGCTGTGCGTCAGTAAAAGACATCTCAGTAATGTCTTGCACGTTAGTCTTTAATTCTGCGTATGTCATAGCCATATTATTCTACCGTCACCGTAACTGTTCCTGTTTTAACTTCCATAGCCATGTTAGGCCCTGAACCTACTGGACTCCAACCCCAGTCTACCGCTCGACTACTGGTATCAGATGAATCAGCCGTTAAACTTTGATCCGGACGTGATACACGTAATGCTTCTGCGTCTGTAACTGGGTACTCACCTTGCATATTTTGTGGGTGATCTTTGTCCCAACACGACCTACAAGCTAGTAACCCCGTATCTTGTCGCTTAACTATAACCGCCTTCATGTCACGGATTTTTTCACGAAACCCACATATATCGCAGAAGCCAAACGCCTTTTTACCTGCAGCAAACTTGGCCATTATGGGTACCCAATACGCGGCACAAATCTAGCGGATACTTTACTTCTATCTTCTGACGCAGCCATCTCAAATTGCTCGTCATACATCTGTTTTAACATTACTACTCTATCTGATAACTCAGGAGTCTTCATAGCAATATAATAAGCTAAACCAGCTACTAAACAAGGTAAAAATCTAAACGGCATATCCGCTGTGTATGCACCTTCACCAGCATCTTCCATACGTCTTAAACGCCAGTAGTTTAGCTTGTATGTATCTTTATCGGGTACAGGCCACACATATAACTTAGGAGCCGCTACACCACGCTCTATAAATATTTGCGATGGTCTACCCTGTGTTAACTTGTTAGGGAGTGAGCTGTAAGTACTTACACTGACACGTGTTACAGCAAGATCATTCTGTGTAGCTTGCACGCCCTCATTAGTACGTATAGTCTGCTCTATAACATCTACCGTATCAGCAGGTAGCGTGTATGACTGCGTACCCTTAACTAAATCTACAGACTTCTCATCTATAGTCCACATATTAACGCCACGGTTTGCCCACTCAATAGTAAGCAAGTTCATAGAGCGTCTAGCTGTTCTTAGGTCATAACCAGAACGCATCTCACGTCCGGCACGTTCCCACGCTTCCTCAGCGATCTCTGGGAAGTCCATATCAAATGATGTAGTACCTGATGTAGCCATTACTTACCTACCTTCTTCATAGCTGTTTTATGTGATTCACTAAAACTAGCGCCTTTCTTCATGTCTTTCTTCATTTCATCCATGTGCTTTTTGCTATGGTGCACCGAATGCTTTCCTAAAGTAGTCTTTTGTCGCTTAGTTAATCCGCCTTTCTTGAAGTATCTACGCATCACTTACCTCTACGTTTTAGTGACTTTACTCTGCGTGGAGCACCTGCAGGTTGCCCTAAACTTTTCTTTTCTCTTACCTTCTTACTCTTCTCCGAACTAGACATCTCGCCTGACGTTTTAGGAGTCTTAGAAGATACTCGTTTACTAGGACGACAGTATGGCGTACCACGACCATCACCTTTCTTTCTACCACAAGCCTTACCTGTACTAACGTCTTTCCAATCTTCCTTGAACCAACGCTTTAACGCAGCACCCTTCGCTGTTTTGCGAATCTTACCACCAGACTTATAGTATGTACGCATTACTTACCAGCCTTTTTCTTCCGGCATTTAGCTATAGCTCCAGATGCATACGCAGAAGGGAAGACCTTGTAGCTGGCCTTCACCTTCTTATAGCATGAGTCCTTTACGGTACCACCTTTTTTGTAGTACCTACGCATTAGCGCATCTTACACTTACGTACGCCTTGCTTAGCAATGCCAGCACCGCGAACCTTACCACCAGACTTCTTAACCTTGCCGCCAGACTTCATCATAGGCATAGGTGGCTTCTTAGGAGGCATACCGCCGCCCATACCGCCCATTGGAGGCATACCGCCGCCCATACCGCCCATTGGAGGCTTAGGAGCACCGCCCATACCACCCATTGGAGGCTTAGGAGCACCGCCCATACCACCCATTGGAGGCTTAGGAGCATCTAGAGGAGACGTTTTAGTAGTGTTGTTTTTCTTTGATGCGCCCATCATTTTCTTGGCTTTATCGTCTAACTTCTTGTTGTCTTCTGCGCGCTTCTTGGCTTTCTTTTCTTTAGCTGTAAGGTTTCTACCTTTCATAGACTTAGCTTCGGAATCTTTAGCGGTTTTCATACGTTTGGCTGTAGCATCTCCTGCAGCTTCATTAGCGTCAGCAACACCTTTACCAAACTTAGCATCTAAGCCTTCAATGCCGGGCAGGGAATCACCAATATCTCCGCCTTTCATGTAACCTTTTACTTTCTTGCCCTTCACTTAACACCTCCAGCGCTTACGCGCTTGTCTTAATCTTGAATTAGGATCTTTAGCAGCTTTCGGGAATTGTTTCATTTGTCCTGCTGATCTAGCGCAATATGACTTACGTCTTGATGCGTCTTTACCTTTAGGATTTTTCCCTGTAACTGCCGTCTTTAATTTACTACCCGGATTATTTCGTCTGTACTTAGCTACACCTTTAGCAGTCATACCAGCACCAGATTTAGTGGGGCGCTTGTCCCCACTTTTCTGGCTCATACCTTTCATGCCGGTACCAACTTTACCGCCTTTCTTGAACTTGTAACAGACTCCGTAATCGTTACGCATAGAACACCGTTATTTGGGCTATGTCAGTCTCGACCAGAAACGGGTCATTTATCGACAAAATACCATCTTCAGGTATAAATAGCGTATGAGAGGTAGAGGCTGTTACACTAAACTTAACATCTAGGATAACCGTGCCACCAGAACCGCCATCTTTAATTACAAGATGTGGAGCAATCGTACCTGCCGCACACATAACATGTACGCCTCGTATACGCGCTCTACCTACGCCCATTGCACCGCCATCGGTGAAACTCTTCGCTTGAATATCAGAAGAATGACTCATGTCAACCTCCTATTACGCAGCGAATGCGAATACGCCAGTAGTACCAGCACCAGTGCATTGAAAGTCAGTTGAAATATTATAAACACCAGCAGTTGTACAGGTGAAATAAATATATGAAGCCGCTCCGATTAGATTAGTTTGCGCACTAGTAGGAGTCAAAGTTAACTTAGTTTCTCCTGCAGTAGATACGTCAAACGTGCTCTTTCCACTTCCAGTGCTAGGAATCACAGAACCTGTAGCAAATACGTCAGTGCCCGCACAATCAAATACTAGTGCGCCTGTTCCACCACCACATTGTACGCTTTGGGCGTGAATACATACTGTACCAACAGTAGCTGCAGGTAGAGTAA